GTGATCAAGCCGTCTGGTTCTACTGTGAACTCAGGCTTATCGGCAAGACGACCATCTGGAAGTAGCAAGTACCAGCCAGTGTTGTATTTAATGAAGCAATCTGACTTCATCTCACCATTAACTGCATCAAGATAATACCACTTGTCGTAGTATTTCACCCAACCAGTAACCATAGCACCATCACGATTGAAATAGTACCATTTTCCGTTGATTTTATTCCAGTCAGTAGCCATTTCACCCGACTTGTCAAAGTAGTACCATGTTCCGTCTGGGCGTTTCTTCCATTTCTCAGAAAGCATATAGCCACTCTCATCGAAGTAGTACCATGTGTCGTCAATTTTTTCAAATTGGTCTTTAGGATAAGAACCATTAGAACGTACGTACCAATAGCCAGAATCGTTGTTTTGCCAGCCTGTCTTCACTTCTTCAGTTTGAGCGTTCGGATTTGTCAAACGGTAAGCGTAAAAGTAAGGTTGACCTGCTGCATTCCAGATAGCATCATGATTGTTGACTGTGATACCATTTCTTGCATAGTTACAATGAATGATATTATCTGAGTCAACGAACATACCAGTATGACCACCTGCACCAGCTGAATATCCACGTCTTCCATAGATGAAGATATCCCCACGCTGAGCGTTCCATTCTTGATTCTCAGCGATAAGCTCATAACCGTTTTTAATAAGCCAGTCGTGTTCATACTCTGTATTTACTGCCCACCCAGCGGATGAAGCACCAGCACTTCTCAAAGCATAATATACTGAACTTGAACAGTCATAGCTATCAGGACCGTCACGGTCTTCCATGCTGTAATAGACTTGTCCTTCTCGTTCACGCATCCATGCAATAGCATCTTCAATATTGATTGTCATTTGTTTTTATCCTTTCATATTATGGTAAAACGCCCGGCCAAGGTTCACTCGTCAAGTAAGAGATTGAGCTTACTCGGATATCTCCAATATCTCGGTCTGTCGGGACAGGGTCAGTAAACTGAAATCTTAGCATGTTACTGTCTCCATAGCCTCCCAAGTACCATGTGCCATAAGGCGTGCCTTTGTCATTATAGATACCGCCAATAAGACTAGACTCAGACCTGAAACCTAGAGGGACTCCACTCAATCCTAAGATATAACAGTTTCTTTCTTTATCGCTCCCTTGTGGGCTATATCCAGCGCCACCTCTGCGAACAACACCGAACCAACCCCAGCTTAGCCCACCGAATTGATACATGACAGTATCATTCTTTCTGCGTACTTTTAGATATGAGCTACCTAGTTTGGATTGGATGTTTAAAGTCCGCCAACCAGTATCACCTGTTAAGACTTCCCAGCCTTGATTGTTAGTGCCTGAACGTTTGATCCACTTCAAAGCTCCATTAGTTACAGCGGTATCCACATAAGTAGTCCCGACTGGAGCCGTTACTTTTCCGTTAGGCATACCTGTTCCGTGGATTTCGTACTCGTTGACTTGCCCAGCAGTTGTACTTGCAGAAGTCGGAAGCACAACACTTCCACCACCGTCAGACAAAATGAGCGTGTTACCAGTTAAGGTCAGTTTTTGAGGGATGCCAACACCGTCCGCACCTCGTGGTCCAGCGGGTCCAGTTAAACCAATAGGGCCTTGAGGCCCACGTTCACCTTGCAAACCTTGGGGGCCTTGTAAACCTTGCTCCCCACGTTGCCCGTCTTGCCCACGTTCCCCTTGAGGGCCTTGTGCTCCATCTGCACCTCTAGGACCTACTTCACCTTGAGGGCCACGCTCTCCAGTTTCTCCTTTAGGTCCGATTGGTCCTTGGATACCTTGTAAGCCTTGAGGCCCTTGAGGTCCAGCCTCTCCCTGTGGTCCACGTTCTCCAGTTTCACCCTTTTGACCTTGAGATATAGCGATATTCTGCAATTCTTGCTTAGTCGCATACTGACTAGTGTCAATTTCAGGCTTATTCTCTAAGGCTACTATACGCTGTTTCAAGGCGCTATCGTCATAGACGGTGTCTTTATCCGTCTTTGTCTTTAAAGCCTCAATATCGGCTGAAATATGGCTGATTTCAGTACGTAGGTTACTATCGTCATACGTGCCACCTTGCGCTTTAATCTTTTCAAAAAGCGCATCTAACTCTTGCTTGGTTACAATGTCGTTGACGTTAACAATTCGCCCTGATTCACGTTCAATGAGGGGCGTCTGGAAAGCTTTGTCGATTTCGCTTACATGGACACTAAACATGAAGCTATACACATCTGCTGACTGCTCGACTTTCTCGAAGTAAATATAACCAATCACGGACTCATCCGCAGTGATCAATGATGTATCAAATTGAACCGTGAACGAGTTTCCTTCGATAACCGCTTCAACTTCCTTGTACCGCTTGGTTTTTTTAAAGTAAAACAAGCAGATAACCTTAGTAGCGGTCAATTCATTAAGTGTGAATTTAAACTCAGCAATACCTTTATCTTTACTATAGAACTCTTGATAAAGCCTGTCAATATCTCTATTATTGGGTGAAATGGTTAATTTCTTTTCAATTAACTTTTTCAAGCGCTACCTCCTTTCTTTTAATAAAGAAAGAGAACCCCAAAGGGTTCTCTGATTGTTTAGTCTTCGCTTGGTTCGTGATATTCAAGAGCTCGTTCACTATCGGTCAATCCAGCTGTCGTTGGATCAGTAACCACTCCCAAAAGAACCAAGATATAAACAAACGTATTCACGCCGTTCTGAATATTTTGTGGAATTTCAAATCCGAATTGTTGAGACATAAGGAATACCGCTCCTAATAAAGCGATAAGTGTTACTTTGTTTTGTAGACGTAGTTTCCAGTTAATTTTATTCATCATCATTCTCCTCTTTGATTTCTAGTTCAACTTTGTCTTTCTGGTCAATATTGATTAAGAATTGACCTAATTTCCTTGCATTGTCTTTCTTGATTTGATTGATATAAGGCTTCAAGACTTCTGGGAAAGCTAGTCCTATCATTTCCCAATTCTCGATAACCGAGAACAGATAATTGAAAGAAAAGAACATGGTCCAAGCAATCCCGAAGCTACGAAAACCAAGTGAACGGGCATACATAGCTACAAGCAAGATAACAACGAACACAATGAAATGTCTAATCAATCCCATTGTGCCTACTTTGCTATCAAATCGCTTAGTCTTGAATGCCTTGATATATCCCGTCACGATATCCAAAATCATCAGCCAGAAAAAGAAATGAATGTAAGGACTGTACGAAAGATTTTTCAAGTGCTCCAGCAATTCGCTAAATGCTAAATCTTGCATAAACACCTCCTACTAGTTGACGGTAGGTGTGGCAGTAGGTGTATTAGCTTCTGGTTTAGGTTCTGTCCACTTCCAGATGCCTAGCTTACCGTTTTGCTCAAGTGTAGCTAGTTGTTCAAGCGTTTCGCCTTGATAAGTGAATGGCTCGTTAACTTGAACCATTACACGCTTACCTTCTTGGAATTTTTCAACATGGTTAGGATTTTCAAGTGTGAAAATTTCTTGTGATTGGTAAGTCTTACCAATTTGACCAAGGTCAACCAATTCAAGACCACGTTTGAATACAATAGGGTTGAGTGGATTTTCTACATCTGTTACACGAGCCAATACTGCCCAGTCTGCGACTGCTTTGACTTCTGCAATCTTAGCATCTTTTTGCGCCAATTTTGCTTCATAGTCTTGTGCTTGCGTTTGCAAGTCTTCTTGTAGTTTCTTCACACCCTCTGCTGGATTGAACTCAGTCGTTACTTGAGCGATAACCGCTTTAATCAAATCTTCGTCTGACTCGTTCACACGGTTACCAATCAACACACGGTCAAAAGCCGTATATGGTGCTTCTTGACGAATCGCAACGAATGTACGGTTGTTTTCTTGTAAATATTTGTTAACAATAATAAAAGTCATGTTTTATCCTTCTTTCTGTTCTTCTGCTACCTTGTCAAAAAGAGCCTTCAACTCTTCATTTGACTGCAAGACTTTGTTGATTTTTTCAATTTGTGCTTGCGTTTCAGTCTGTTTGTTATGAGCCTCTTCATAAAGAGCCTTATAATTTGCGCATTCAATCGTTTTGTTTGCGAATTGAACGCCTAAATCATTGATGATTTTATCTGTTGTGTTCATGTGTTACCTCATTTCGTAATAATTACTAGTATTATTTTTGAAGTTATCAAATATAGTTTTGAATAGGGTCAACAAGTTGTAACTTCCCCCGCCTGGAGAAAATTGCAAGGTTGTACCTTCACCATATTTTACACGCAAGGCTGTATAACTGTAATTTGGACCATAATCTGAGTGATTTACAACAAGGTTAAAAGCATGGTCGCCACGCATATAGATACCGACACCGCCACCAGAGTCACCACCCATCGCACCCCAAACGTCATTGCCAGGTCCCCTAAATGCTAAACCGTTAGCATCCCAGGATGTCTTCCAACTTGTAGGCCCACTTTGCATTCGGATCTGTCCAGCATTCAAGTCAAAGGTTGAATTCCCATTGAGAGACGTAAGCACTCCGCCTTTTATATGGCTACCCGTAAAATCAACCGACTGGATTTTAGTAATGGTTGCTTTCTTTGAAAAAAGTTCATCAACAAATGCTTGTTGTGACACTAGCTTTTGAATGAGTGCAGTATCAATTTTAACTTTATCAGCTGTTACTGCTTCAGCGCCTAGAATGTTGGTTGTGACTGAGCCAGCTTCAAAATTGGCAGTCTTCAGCTTATCAATCATGGCAGACTTGATGACTGCGTTATCAATCAATGTCTCGCCTGTGATGTGAGTCGCCTTACCAACGATACGGTTGTTACCATTTGCACCAATATTGATACCGTTGATTAAATCGCCTGCGCTATTTAGATTTTGGATAGCGTATGAACCAGCGAGTTGTGTAACTTTCGTTTTGACTGCTTCGATAGGCTCTGATGAGTCTTCGGGTGCTGGTTGCCACTTCCTATCATTTGACCCCTCGTAAAAATCAAGTTCGGACATGAACATACCAGACCAACCCGAAGGGTTACCTGTGTATTCAAAAACAAGATAACCTTTATCAAAATCACCTGTGTTGAATTTGAATGATTTCTTAACGGCCTTAGTTGAATCAAAAGCAGGGGTTCCAGTCTTGTCAAAAATCGTCTGAACTACTTCCTGATTGACATCCTTCTTGTATTTTCTAAGGGTTATCCTGACTCTAGCTGTGTTTGTGTCAAATGCTGTTAAGTTAAGCGTGTAATCTGCGTTTCTTTTAAAGATAAACCATGGACTGCCTACGACTGCGCCACTATCCAACAAGAACATACGCTTTTGACCGTTCATGTAAAATTCGTGTTCTCTAAAATGAAATTTATTCAGGTCACCATTCCAGTATTTTAAACCGTCGTCTGCTCGTGAGTTTCGAAGCATATTCGGGCCACCTTGAGTTGAATACTTCCCAACTTCTGTCTGGAATACTTGGTTACTCATGACCATGCGAGAAACATTGTTTGACACATCATTTTCAGCACCGCCCAAAATGCGCTCATAAAGCTGACTAGTTTCTTTCACATGCTGGAAGTCTGTTTGGCTGACCTTGTCAGCTATTTGACTAGCTAATGTCGTAAGACGTCCGTCAATGCCTTGCTTGTAATCGGCTAGTTTAACCTCGTTATCTCGTCTAAGAGTTTCAAAGCGCTGGTTAATGCCTTCAACATTTTCAAGATAAGTGCTTTTTGCGACAAATCCATTTGCGATTGTCTCACGTACAGCATCAATCTGGCTTTGTGTTTCTTCTCTCGAATAGCGTTTTAAATCAGTAACAGCGCTTGTTAGCTTATCATCTTGCTTGTTAACTTTATCTGCAAGTCCAGCGAATATAACAGTATTTTGGTCTGCGATATACTTCGCTTCCTCAGCAAGTGCTGAACTCGCCCCAGCTTTTCGTAAAGCCTCTTCTGCTTTTGCTTTGGCTTCTTCAAAACCAGTGGGGCTAAAATCGTGAAATCGTCTGTTGATTTCATCAGACAAAGCATGCTTGTCTTCTTCGTTTTTAGCTTTTATGGCGTTCACTTCATCTGTGAATTGATTCGTTAATTCTTCTTTTTTTCGGTCAAAAGCAAGATCGGCATTTTGGATTTCTTTAGCTAGTTTTGCTTCAAAGATTCCATCTAAGTGTTGAGTTTCACTTTTAACCGCATCACTTACCGCATTACCGATTGCACTTGCTAAGCCTGATTGAAACTGACCAAAACCAATAGATTTAAGCTTTTTAGCCATCGGAGAATAGTTATATTTAGTGATTTTCTTCCTTACGTCCAGATCGTAGTATTCGTGGTAGACACCTACAACATCAAACATCTGGACGGGCACATCACTCTGACCAACCACATCAATTTCAATGCTATCTTCGAGCATATCGCACAAGGTTGTTCTGAAATACTGCTTGCCATATTCTCTAAGGCTTGCTTCATCCTTGACGTCTTGGTCATTGACTTCTACAACATCCTCATAAATCTGACTGTATTTGTTAATCAGTGGACTATCAACTACAACTTTATAATGTTTATCGACTGGATTTTCTCCCTCACCACGGATGGTTGTGATAAAAGTGATGCGAGTCCGTAAAGACTTAGTAGAGGTCTTATGCTCATAGCTGGATAGGTTCTTTTTATACATAAAAAGCGATTCATTTTCTGAACCGCCATTTTTTAAAAGCCGTACTTGGTATCCATGCCTAACTAAATCACCACCCCACAAACCAAGGATAGAATGTTTATCCTTGGTCAAAGCTTCCATGGCGTTCTTGCTATCAATATTAAACGTGTGTCTATCGTCAATGTCTGAAAAGAACGAGAATGGATTATCACGAGTGATACTTCCTGCAAAACTGCTTAATGCAGCTGAACCAGATACTCTATCTAAAGAAATTGGATTGACAACATAGTGATTTAACATTGTCATAACCTGGTTAGCATAGACTTGAATATGTCCGTGCTTTTTCTCGATTTCAAAAATCACAAAGTCTTGCTCTCCATGTAGATCATCAGCTGTCAGAAATGTTTCTTCTCTTAGCCTTTGCCACAAGGTATTGTTTGTTGGAAACTTGAACGTTAATTGATAGGTACTATTTGCTTCTTGAACGATATCATCATCGTAGGCAGCATTAAGAGGTATATTTCCTTCGGTTAAATAAATCATACCTTATACCTCCAATTTGGATTAATCGTCACCTTGGTAACATTCCCTGTATAAGTGACACCAGTATTCCCTACTGGGATTTCAAAGAACCCTCCACGCTTTCTGAGAGTGTTTTGTATTACTCCAGTAGCGTTATAGATATTTTGCTTACCTTGCCTACAATCGATTGTAGCTTTAGTATTTACAGTCAAATGCATGGTCTTCTGACCAATCGTAAGTGATACATCACCACTTCCCTCAATCTCGACAACTGGTTCTGAATAAACGCTACCAGGGTTTGTGATTGTACCTGGACTAGTTAGTACCACAGGTTCACTATTTTTTTGATATCTGAACGGTTGCATATCTAACTTGATTGCTAATTCCCAACCATACATACCTTTTGGAGTTATCTCGGTATCAAGTAAATCAGCATAAAAAACTGAATCTGGTTGATAACTAAATTCTAGTTGGTTTCCTACCGCTTTAAACTTCTCAACTAAAATCGATAAATCAGAAAAGCGTTCAATAAAGATACGGATGGTTCTTTCGTAATTTTCAAAAGTTCCTTCTTCTTGATTGTAGCTACCATTCATACCAAATGGTTTTATTTGTTCTGAGAAGCGAGGAGTTGCAGAATGAATTGTTCCAAAGTCTACAACTACACAATTTTTAAAACCAACTGTTGTGAAATCATTGACCTTTAAATAATTTGACATCAAATTCCCTCCCTTCTCATGATATGGCCTTGATATTGATAAGAGTTCTCGGCAATTACTTGACCATCCAGGTAAGTATTGAAATCTTTATCAAGCAATCTGCCGAGTAGGTTTTCAACACTTTCTTTCAAGCTTACTAATTCAGTTATTACAGCTTGACTATTTCCATAATTATCAACAGTAGA